CTGCTACCACGGACGGGCACTCGCTTAAGGTGATGACCGAGGCCGTGGTCAACGAATTGCTATCCATCGGGCGGTACGGAATCCTCGTTGACTACGCGACCGAGAACACCAACGTCACCACCGTGCCCTACCTCGCGACGTACACCGCCGAGAACATTCAAGACTGGAAGGTGCAGTTCCTCGACGGTATGCGCGTACTGACCCGGGTCGTCCTGAAAGACGACTTCGACGCTGACGAGGGCGGTAACGACGCAGAGCAGCGCCTCGAGCTGAAGTTGAACAGTGAGGGCCACTACGAGGTGGTCAAGTGGCGCGCCTCCACGTCGACGGTGAAAGACAACACGGACGCTTTTATAGAGATCAGTCGCACAATTCCGACAGTGAACGGAAAGCCGCTGACGCGGATCCCCTTCGTGTTCATCAACCCCTACGACCTTCGCCCAGAAGCCGAGAAGCCGCCGCTGCTCGATCTGATCGACGTCAACATTGGGCACTACCGCAACAGCGCCGACCACGAGCACGCTCTCTTCCTGACGGCGCAGCCTACCCCTTGGGTGTCGGGGCAGATCACCGAGGACAGCAAACCGGATGCTATCGGCTCGGGCGCGTTTTGGGTGCTGCCCGAGAACGCAAAAGCGGGAATGCTCGAGTTCACCGGCGCAGGCATCGAGGCGCAAGAGCGCGCGATGGAGGCGAAGGAGGCGCGCATGGCGTCACTCGGCGCGCGCATGATCCATGAGGGCCAGAACCGAAACGAGGCCGCTGACACGGCAAAGATGCGCGGTCGCTCCGAGCTGTCGCTCCTGACCAACGTCGTGAACATGGCCGAGGCGGGCCTCAAGCGGGCACTGCGCATTGCAGCCGAGTGGGTCGGGTCGCTACCCGACGACGTGGACGTTAAGTTGAACCGCGACTGGGTCGACGTTCGACTGGACGCGCAGAGCACGACCGCTCTGGTCAAAGCTTGGCAGGCGGGCGCTATCTCGCACCAGACGTTGCACGAGAATCTCCAGCGGGGCGAGATCATGCCTGTTGACCGCACCTACGAGGAAGAGGCTGACTTGATCGAAGAAGAGGGCGGCGACCTTGGGCTTGGGATCAACCAAGCACTGCTCGCAGCTGGTCAGCAGCCCCCGGCACAAGGTGGCAACGCCCCCGCGACGCCCAAACCCCCGGAAGAGGCCGCGGGCACCACTGACACTCGGTAAATAAAATGGGCGCCCCCGAAGGGACGCCCGCGCCGTTTAAACGTTCGGACTTACAAAAACGAACGTCCAGTCAGGTGGTTGACCAAAAGTAGGAACGAACGTCGTCAGCAGGGACGATTTTCAAGTTGTCAGGGCGCAGCGACTTGGCGACGTAGGCGTCTGCGTCGGCGCGCGACATTGACGGGAACGCTATGCGCCAGACAGGCATTGTCTTAATGTCGCGATGCGGGCTAGCGGGGCGGCTAAAGCGCAGGAGGGCAACGTTGGTCATTGGTAAGTCTCCGTTGTTTGTCGTTTCGATTAACAACGTATAACCGAGCTATAGACGAATATAAACACCTTCTTTTTACGATAACTCGTTTAGGCTTAATCTCGTTTCACCGTTGCGGGCGGTTGTGTCGTTTGACACTGTGGTGGTTCGTGTTCACCCAAATCTAGAAAGACGCTCATGTACGGTCCAAGCCATCCTGTTTCAATTGATCAGCACACCCAGAAGTACCGTATCACGCCAGACGAGCAATTCCAGGAGATGTGCTGGCGAATAGCAAACGAGTTGGCTGACGACGAACCGCACCGTCGAGACATCTACGTTTCGCTGCTGCACCAGAACTTCATGCCCGCGGGACGCGTTCAGCGAGCTATCGGCGCACCAATGAAGATCTGCGCGCACAACTGCTTCGTGTCTGGCACGATCAAGGACGACTCAACGGACATCATCACCAAGGTGTCCGAGGCATTCAAGACGATGCGGATGGGCGGGGGTATTGGCTACGACTTCTCGACACTTCGCTGGCGCGGTGCGTTCATCAAGTCCCTGCGCTCTACGGCATCAGGGGCGGTGTCGTTGATGAGCATCTACGACTCCGCGTGCAAGACCGTCAGGTCAGCAGGCGGGCGGAGAGGCGCACAGATGGGCGTCTTGCGCATCGACCACCCAGACATCGAGGAGTTCATCGACGCAAAGGCCGTGGCTTTCGCTGACGACATGAGCAAGGCGCAGATGCTGCTCGACATGAAGATCAGCGAACTGCAGTTCGACGAAAGTGAAGAGGGCAAGCGCCGCTTGCAGTTCTTCCTCGAGCTCGAGCCGTTCATGCTCGAGATGGTCGAGAAGGTGTCGGTGCAGAACAGGTTGTCCGCGTTCAACGTGTCGGTGGCGATAACAGACAATTTCATGGACGCCGCGCGGAACGACGACGATTTCGACTTGGTGTTCAACGGCGAGGTAGTGCGAACGGTCAAAGCGAAACCGCTCTTTGAAAAGCTGATGCGCGCGACTTGGGACTGGGCGGAACCCGGTGTGCTGTTCATCGACCGGATCAACGAGATGAACAACCTCTACTACTGCGAGACCATCGCGGCCACCAATCCCTGCGGCGAGCAACCTCTGCCACCCTATGGCGCCTGCCTGCTCGGGTCGTTTGCTGCGCCGAAGTACGTCCGCAAATACAACGGGCGGTACTACTTCGACAAGGAGGCTCTCAAAGCAGACATCCCGGGCATCGTTCGCATGATGGACAACGTTATCGACTCCGCCTTGTACCCGCTCCCTCAGCAAGAAGACGAAGCAAAAGCAAAGCGCCGCATGGGTCTTGGGTTCACAGGCCTGGCGAACGCCATCGAGGCGATAGGCGCCCCCTACGGCTCAGACGCCTACCTGGACCTGCAAAGTGAGGTCCTGCGAACGCTGCTAAACGAGGCCTACCGCGCGTCAGCTTTGCTTGCGAAGGAGAAAGGCGCGTTCCCGCTGTACGATGAGGAGAAGTTCCTCGCCGGGAAGTTCGTCAACAGCGGTGTACTCGACGACGACGTACTTGCGTTGATCAGGGAGCACGGTCTCCGCAACTCACACTTGACGTCCATTGCACCCACAGGGACAATCTCGCTGACCGCGGACAACATGTCGTCGGGTATTGAACCAGTGTTCGCCTACAAGAACGGCCGCGAGATCGTCAGCCAGGATGGGGTGTCCAAGACCCGCGTCGAGATCGACGACTACGGCGTCCGCGAGTTCGGGGTGTTCGGGAAGCGAGCCGACGAGTTGACTGTGCTTGAGCACGTGCGCGTCTACACCCACGCGCAGCAATTCGTTGACTCCTCCATCAGCAAAACCTGCAACGTATCGGGAGACGTCAACTTCGAGGAGTTCATGCAGATCTACTTCACCGCCTTCGACTTGGGCGCTAAGGGCTGCACAACCTTCCGCATCGACGGGAAGCGGTTCGGCATCATGAAGTCCCTCGACGTTGCGGCACCTGAAAACGAGGTGCAGGACCCGTCGCCTGTTGATTTTGGGGAAGCGTGTGGCTACGATCCTACCACGGGCAAACGCACCGGAGCGTGCGCCGAGGACTGATAGGAGGTGATCCCATGAAGGGCATGAAGAAAGGCGGCAAGAAAGGCGGTAAGAAGAAATGACCGTCGGGGCCTGCGTTCAGTCAAAGCTTGCGCGGGCCTCACGTCGTTTAAACGAAGCGCGTGGCGGGCGGTTTCCTCACCTCACTATCTGCGCCGAGTTATGGGTCCTTGATAGGCGGTGGCAATGCCGCGTGGTCGACGTTACGATCCTGGTCATCCTCTGGGAACGAAACCACTGCCAGAACCAGTATGTGAAATATGGCCTCCATCAACGAACGCTTCAAAGACTTCCAAGTGGCGCAGCAGATCAAATGGATCCGCTTGCAGAATCGTGACATCCGAGAAGCCTTGGTCATCCTCAACAACGTCGACAAGCAGCTTGCGGCAGCACTCGCCGGGGCCGAGATAGGCGAAGGCAACTTCACTCAAGCAAGGCTGCAAGCGCTAAAGATGCAGGTGTCCAACCTCATCGTGGACATGCACGCGCGCCTTGCCCCCGTCCTCATCCAGAACATCGTCGAAGCCACCGTTCTAGCGGCAGAGGTGGAGGCTGCCCTATTCAAGCGCAGCTTGCCCGCGGGGCTTGACGTGACAACGCCGAACCCAGGTGTGCTACAGAACGCGGGCCGGCTTCGCCCCTTCAACGGCGCGCCAATGAGCGACTGGGTGTCCCAGTTGCAAAGGGCCGACCTGAACCGCTCCTGGAGAACGATCCTCGACGGTATCACGTCGGGCAGCACTCGCGAAGACATCACGCGCAGCTTGGTCGGGTCTCGGGCCCTGCAGTACAAGGATGGCATCCGGGAGGTGTCGCGGCGCGGGCTGGAGGCGCTGGTGCGCACGTCGACGAACCACGCGACGAACCAGGGCCGTGACATGGTCTGGAAAGCGAACGCTGATCTTCTCAAAGGCGTCCAGTGGGTTTCGACTCTCGACACGAGGACAACGCCCATCTGCCAGGAACGTGACGGCAAGGTGGGACCCGTCGTCGATGCGGTAGATTGGTCGCCCCCGCAAGGCAGTGACAGATTGGACCCACCCTTCGCTCGACCGCCGGCGCACATCAACTGCCGGTCAACGACTGTCGCGGTTACCAAGTCGTGGCAGGAGCTCGGGTTCAAGCAGAACGATCTACCACCAGCAACTCGCGCGTCGATGGACGGCAAGGTGTCTGCTGACCTGACCTACCCCGAGTGGCTACGGAAGCAAGGCGACGCTGTCCAGGAGGACGTACTTGGGCCGACGCGCTTCAACATGTGGAAGAAGGACGGGGTTGACCCGGACAAGTTCATAAATGACAAAGGGCGGCTCCTCACGCTCGACGAAATTAGGAAGGAAATCTGAATGCCCAGCACCCGCCCCTCCATTTCTATCTGGCAGGAAACTGCCGAGATCATCGGTTGCAGCATCGCGACAATGAAAGCCGTTTTTGAAGTCGAGGCGGCGGGGAAGTTCTACGAAACGTCGGGCCGACTCCCGCGTCGTTTCGAGCCGCACCACTTCCCGAAAGAGCATTGGGACCGGCTTGGCTTCAACCCTGGTCACTCAGCCTGGCGAGCGAGCTTGAAGGTCAGCACGTCGCGACGCAACCAGATGTTCGCTATCGCGCAAGACATCAACGCGGAAGCCGCTTACCGCGCGTCGTCCTGGGGTGCGCCGCAGATAATGGGCTTCAACCACGAGGCGGCGGGGTACCCGTCTGCTCTCGCCATGGTCAAGTCGTTCGAGAGGTCAGCTGACGCGCAAGTCAGCGCCTTCGCTCACTTCGTCGTGTTCAATCGGTTGGACACCCACCTTCGCTCGCAGAACTTCCTCGCCTTCGCCGCGGGGTACAACGGCAACGGGCAGGCACCGGTGTACGCGGCCAAAATAGAGAAAGCTTACCAGCGCCAGTCGGGCGGTGTGTCGTCGGCCGTAACGCTCCGCATGGGGTCCACAGGTTACGCAGTAGAGCAGCTGCAAACCCAACTGCTCAACCGTGGGTTCTTGAAAGGACCACAGGACGTTGATGGTGCTTTCGGGGCAGGCACGCGAGCAGCTGTCCGCGAGTTCCAAGCGCAGGAAGAGGGCCTCAAGGTCGACGGCATAGCAGGTGCTGCTACTCAAGCTGCCTTGGTCGCTGAGGGCGCGCCCGTCATCGACACGCGCGAGGACACTGACCGTCCCGAGACAACTACCGACTTGAGTTTGGACAAAGTGATCGAACGCGGCACGGCTATCGTGGGCACAGGCGGTGTCGCTGCCGTGGTGACAAACCTCAACGATCACTCGCAGACCATACTTACTGGAGGGCTCGTCCTCGGTGCTATCGTCGTCGCTGTCGTGTTCATCCTGAAGAAAATGAGGTAAGCCATGCTAGCCGCTGTCATCGTCGTTTGCGTTCTTGGGGACTGCCACGCCGTGGAAGACTTGTGGGGCCCCTACGAAACGAAGCAGGAGTGCCTCGCGCGCGTGGAAGAGATGATGGAGGCTAGTACAGCGTTGTACCGAGGCTTCTACCTACTTCCTCCCGACGCCGTAGTAGTGAAGCCACTTGCCTCAGCTTGCCTTCCGGAAGGCACCGCAGTGTAGACCTTTTTCGAGGTATAGCTTACCGCTCGTCAACCGCAAAGATCGGTCGACGCGCCTCGGTCAGAATGCAAACATCGACTTGTCTAGGATAGGAGCGGTCGAATGGGTAGCAGGGTCTCAAAGCGGAAGCAACGCCAAGCAGAACGTAACTGGAAGCCGCCACAGATCGAAACGCTCACACAGCGACAAGCCACCTACCTAGACATTTTGAACACAATGGATTGCTCCGTCGCAATCGGCCCCGCCGGGACGGGCAAGACGTTCGTTGCGTGCGCTTGGGCCGGCGCGGAGCTTCACGCCAAAACCTACCGCCGGATCGTTCTCTCAAGGCCCAACGTCAGCGTGGGCAAGACACTCGGTATGCTTCCGGGGCGGATAGAGCACAAGATGGCTCCTTGGGCGCGCCCGCTAACTGAGGCGTTTAAACAGCAGATGAGTGCTAAGCGCTACGAAGACGCTATCCGGGTAGGAGAGATCCAGATCGAGCCTCTCGAGCACATCCGCGGGCTGACGTTTGATAACTCGGTGATGATCATCGACGAGGCGCAGAACACTACCCCCGGGGAAATGAAAGCGTTCCTAACTCGCATCGGAGAAGACTCCGTGGTCATCATATGCGGGGACGTGTCCCAGTCAGACCTACACGCGACAAACAACGGGCTGGCTTGGGCTGTGGAGGCCTGCGAACGGGGGCTGGTCCCCGACGTGGGGCTAGTGGCCTTCACGCACGAGGACGTCGTGCGTTCTGAGTTGTGTAAGCAATGGGGCGAAGCGTTCGACACGCTCGAACGCGGAACCGCCGCAGGCGTTGAGCACCGCGGCGGCTTGTACAAATTGATCGGGGATGAGCTGCGCTAAAAGATCTCGCCGTCGTCGTAGGCGAACCGGCTGTACCGGGCCTCTACTATACGTTGGAAAGCGAGGTCGCCGTCTTCGTCTTCAATGTGCTGATCGTCTTGAGCCTCTAGCACAAGGTCCCACACAAGGACAGACGCGCGGTCAACCCAGACCCACCAGTGGTCCTGTGCTCGTCGTGGTGCTTAACAGTGGTCATGAAGCCCTCGCCGGGAAAGCAGGTGACGCAGCCGACCGATTCCGAGCCGTGCATAAGGTCCCACACAAGGACAGACGCGTTGGGTTTACCAGTGACCACTTTGATCACTGTTAAATCTCCGTTGTTTGCTGCTTCGATGAACAACGTATAAGCGAGTTATAGACCTGGTGTCAGTAACAGATTACACCTTTTTTTTCTAAATAACTCGCTTATACCTTCTTCGACAACTCGCTTGCGGGTAGCGTCCTCCTTCGTTTAGGTTGACTCAACCGATAACCTCGAGGGCCTCGAGAGCGGTTAACGGCAGCAGCCGACGAAAGGAACTATCATGCCCGAAGATCCATCGAAGACCTCTGCAGCGCCAGAAAGCGCAGCAGTAATCGACGCTTCCAACCCGGAAGTAAAAGCACTGATCGACGCCGCGGTCAAAGATTCGAACGCCGCGCTAGAAGCCAACCGGAACGAGATTCTGGCCGAGCAGAAGACGCTCAAGCAGAAGCTCGCTGACACGACCAAAACGTGGGAGGGTCTCGACCCTGAAGCGGTGCGGAACATCATGAACCGGATGGAGAACGACGAAGAGACCAGGCTTCTTGCCGAAGGCAAGATGGACGAGGTTATCGAACGCCGGACCGAACGGCTCAAAGCCGACTATGGCAACCAGATCGAGAACCTCACGAACACCACCGCGGAAAAAGACACCGCGTTGGCAGCCGCCCAAGGGCAGATCAAGACCTTGATGGTCGAAGGTTCGCTCCGTTCTGCGGCGTCGCAATTGGGTCTCGTACCGTCTGCAGTGGACGACGCACTGCACCGTGCTTTGAAGGTCTTCTCGGTCAACGAGAAGAACAAGTTGATTGCGAAAGACGAGACGGGGTCAACGGTCTACGGCAAGGATGGCAAGAGTCCCCTCACCCCCGCGGAGTGGCTCGACACGATGAAGGAGAAGGCGCCACACTGGTTCCCATCTCCGAATGGTGGCGGTGCCGGCGGTGGTCAGGGACGTGGCGGAAGCCACACCATTACCCGGGCGCAAGCTCGCGACGTTCAAGTCTACCGCGCTGCACGTGAAGCAGCACAGAAGGCTGGCGCGACTTTGCAGATTACGGGCTGAACCATGGCCGCGTGAAAGCGTGGTTAGAACCTAACGCGCTTTCGCGCAACGCCAGTCGAAAGGAAAATGACTATGGCAAACGTCATCGGTAATTATAACCCCGAGTTCTACGCTCAGGAGGCCCTGATCCAGCTTTTCAAAGCTCTGGGGATGGCCGGCCGCGTGCACCGCGGTGCAGAGCAGGAACGCAACTCGTCCGGCAATAAGATGGGTGACACCATCAATCTGAAGCGCCCAACGCACTTCACCGCACAGACCCACGTCCCTGGTACCGGTTCGACTTCGCAAGACGTCATCGGCCAGAACGTGTCCATCGTGCTGAACAACCACCAGGAGGTCAAGTACGAGCTCACCGACCGCAAGCTGGCCTATGCCTCCGAGCAGATCATCACTGACCACATCTCGCCGGCAGCTTACGCGCTTGCTGACAAGATTGACCAGGATCTGCACGTCCTCGGCGCCAAAGTCGGCCCCAAGGCTTACGTGTCGGGCTCTGCTTCGAGCTCCTTCATCACTGGCCCGCGTAAGGTTCTGCGCAACAACGAAGTGCCGCTGGATGGTAACATCCACTACCTCGTTGACTCGGGCATCGAAGCCGCGTTCCTCGACCTAGGCATCTTCCATGAGGCTCGCATCACTGGCGAAGGCGGCAACCAAGCCTCTCTGCTGAATGGCTCGCTCGGCCAGCGTTTCGGCGTCGAAGTGTTCGCAACTCAGAACGCAGACGTTGCCGGTCCCACGATGACTTCGACTGCTACAGCGGCCGACGCGTCGGGCGACCTCCTCGGTGCAGCCACTGCTGACACCGCAGCCAACGTCGGAACGCTTTCCGTCGACGGTATGACTGGGTCCGAGACCGTTCAGATCGGTGACACTTTCACCGTCGCGGGCGACGCCACGATCTATATCCTCACCGCCAACACCACGCTGGCATCCGGTGCGGGTACGCTAACCTTCTACCCGGCGCTCCGGCGGAACGTGGCGAATAACGATGTGGTAACGTTCAACGTGCTGGACGACATTGACGAAGCAGCCAACGTGCGCAACCTGATGTTCCACAAGAACGCCTTCGCGCTCGCTTTTGCTCCGCTTCCCATGACCGGCGACGGCCGTGGGGCTGAGATGGCCACTGTCACTGACGAGATCACCGGGCTGTCGGTCCGCGCTCGCATGTGGTACGAAGGTGGAACCGCGACCAACTTCGTCGCGCTGGACGCGCTGTATGGCACCCAGGTGCTCGACAGCATGCTTGCGACGCAGGTTCTGCGCGGCGCTGCGGTCTACGCTTCCTAAGCCTGACCAGGTGGGGCCTTCGGGCCCCACCACCTCCCCCTAAACCCTACGACATAGGAGCCCACCATGGCCAAGCCACAAAACAAATTCCCCGTAACCAAGGACGGCGAATTCTTCGGCTACGCCGACGCCGACCAGATCGCTAACAACCCCTCTCTCGAAGTGTACGACGAGAAGAAAGCTGAAGCAGTCGCTGCCGAAAAAGCCGTTGCCCAAGCCAAAAGCGAACGCGTCGAAAAGGCCGAGGGCGTCAAGCGCGCCGAGAATCAAGGCGCCGACCCATCCGCGGTCAAGAAAGGCCCCGCTAAGAGCTAAAAGCCCGCGTGGCAAGTTACTTTGTGGGTGTCGTTTAAACGCGGCACCCCTTTCATTAAGGAGCAGACATGTCCGAACTGGATGACGTGCGGATCACCCTCACACGCGGAGAGATGAAGGCCGTTATTAGCGAGGCGGTTGGCGACGCATTTACTAAAATGGGCATGAGCGTTGACGAGCCCTTAGAGATGCAGCGTGACTTTCAACACTTGAGAGAGTGGCGGGTCGCGGTATCCGCGATGCGGACTAAAGGTGTGCTGACGATGATCGGTATCCTTGTCGCAGGAGCAGCGGCGGCAGTCTGGGTCGGGTTCAAAGCCGCGGTGAACGCTCCTTAAGCAAGCATTGACAACAGGGCTACCGCGCCCAAAAATGCGGCTGGAATAGGAGCCACTCATGCCCTTCAAGATTAGCCCTGAAGAGACCTACACCGCCTACGTGAACAATCGCGGTTCGATCCGCGCGACTGCGAGAGACTTGGGGATCAGTAGGGGAGCCGTCAAGTACCGGCTTGACAGAGCCGCACGCGAACTAGGTCTCGAGTATGGCAAACCCATCTCGGGGGGAAAGGTTCACGCTTTCAGAACAATAAAAGCTCCACTACCCAACCCTGGTTCAGTCAAGCGGTACATCATAACATCCATCCAGAACAACACCGACGCCCACGTCCCTTTCTTCGAGAACCTGGTAGCCTACGCAGAGCACGTCGACGCAGAAATAAAGGTGGCGCAGTACTCCTACAACAAAGCGTCCTACGGCCCGAAGGCAGTCAAAGCGGGAACGGGTCCCACCTCCGACGATACGAGGGAGCTTTGGTTCGATCCGATCTTTGAACCGTACTTGTGCAACGACCGAGTTGAGCTTGCACCGATGCTCACGTTCTGCGGCGAAGTCAACATCATGCCAACTGCTGCGCGACCGCTGTCTGGTTTCGAGACATACGCTGGGCGGTCGTCGGCCATCTTTCCTCACGCGAAAATTGCGCTTGAGTCGATCTCTGGTGTCGTCGAGGAAGGAGCGAAGTTCAACTACACCACGGGCACGGCAACGCTTCTAAACTACATCCAGAAAAAGGCCGGTCTGCGAGCTGAATTCCACCACTCGTTCGGTGCACTCATCGTAGAGGTGGACAGCGAAGGCGACTGGTTCGTTCGCCAACTGAATGCTACCGCTGACGGGTCGTTCCACGACCTGACGCGCCGCGTTGAGGACGGCGTAGTCAGCGAAGGCGTCGACGTTGAGGCCGTGAATTGGGGCGACCTTCACACCGAAGTAATTGACAACGAGTGCAAGGAGCTGGCCTTCGCGGAAGGCGGGATCTTGGACGAGCTAAAGCCGACGCACCAGTTCGCGCATGACCTGCTTGACTTCCGGTCGCGCAACCACCACGAGATCAAGAACCCCCACTCGATGTTTAAACGGTTCGTTGAAGGGTCGCAGAATGTCAGGGAAGAGGTGCAGCGAGCACTCGATCTGCTGAACTACGTCAAGCGGCCTTGGTGCACCACTGTCGTCGTCGACGCGAACCACGACAACGCGCTGGAACGCTGGCTGCGGGAAGCTGACTACCGGTACGATCCTGACAACGCTATCTTCTTCCTTGAGTGCCAGCTCCTGAAGTACAAGTCGCTAGAGCGGCGGGACAGCAGCTTCCACCTCCTTCGGGAAGCGATGCGGTTCCTCGGCTTGTCGCAAGACGTCCTGTTCCTCGGCCCAGACGAGTCCTTCGTTCTGTGCGATGACCTAAACGGCGGCATCGAGTTTGGTATGCACGGGCATCTCGGGCCGAATGGCTCGCGCGGGACGCCTCTCGGGTTGTCTCGCATGGGGCGGAAAGCAAACACCGGTCATACCCACAGCGCTCAAATCTTAGACGGTATGTA